GCTGTTGTTAGGTGGAGGTAGGTAGCTTATAGTATGTATGGTTTTCATAGTAAAAATTGTGAGGTTTTTTAATTACGTTATACCAAGACCAATTTTCCATACATACTATAAGCTATCTATACAGATAGAGAGAGGAGGAAATATGACAGAGCCTTATGTATATAAAAACCCAATGAAAAAAGATTGGGATAAAGATTGCGTAATAACTCTAACATTTCCAGAGGAAACAACAAGTGAACAGATAGATGAACAAGTTGATGAACTTGTGAAACTAGCTGATAACAATAAGTTGTTTACTTTTTTAAGTCATAGCATTGACTTAATAGAAGAAAAACTAGACGAAGAAGATGACATATAAAGACTATGTTCGATACTTTAATTTAGTATATATGCGATTAAGTGAATTTAATTATAACATTGTGCGTTGGTTTAGATATAATAACATGCAATTTAAATTAGAAAAACAAATCGTATTGAATATGTTTGATTTAATGTCAGAAGAATTAGAAACAGGATATGTATGTCATCAATGTCATGAACAATTGGCATTTGATGATGAACATTCAGAACTATGGTGGTGTAAAAGATGTGAATCTATTTACGAACCATGGGAAATTGAAGAGAGGAATAAAATATATGAGTGAGCATGACGGAGAAGACTGCTGTGATAATTGTAACGAACTGAACGATGATTTTGTAGGAAAATCAATGTTTGGTAGTCACGATGCAGTAAAAATTGTTGATGTAGACTTAAAAGCATATGCAGTTGTTTTAACTTATCTAAAAGATGATGAATATGTTAATTTTTGGAAAGATAGATTTGCAAATTTTAATGAAACAGATGAATTAATGACTAGATATGAAGTTGATGCAGTTGGACCAAAAGAAGCAATAGATGCAGCGATGAGATTAGATAGTTATCGTAAAGCTTCTATTATGACAGGTTGGTGGAACTGTTTACCTGATGAAATAAGTACAGATGATATGGGAGAAGTATTAAATAGTGTTGGTAACTCAGGATTATTTAACAGATTTTTCTTTAGTGAACCTACAGGAATACAAGTTGTTCTTGTAGAGAATGAAAATAAGTTAATTGATAAAGCTATGGAAGCTACTACTCATGTTATGAGTCATACTGGTGACTTAGCAGAAGATTGGCTTAAAGATATGACAGAGAATAGTGGTAAAAATGACGAGCAAGAGTAAGCTTGTTAGACAAAATCCACCTGCTTCAAATCATAGTAGAAAAGGTAAGACAGCTACGATATTAACAGATGAAAAAGTAGAAACTTTGTTAAGTACACCTTATGAATGGTATTTAATAGCTAGTTGTAGCAATTGGGTATCAGGTGTTAAACAAAATATAGAAAATATGACTCAAACTAATATCAGACATCTTAAAGATGTTGGTAAGTTTGAAGTTAAACAAAGAAAAAATGACGATGGAGAAATAGATATCTATTGTCGTTTTATTAAATTAGAGGATGTAGATAATACATTCTAGACAGGAGAATACATTGGAAGAAACAATGGAGAAAGGACCTATAACTTGTTGGGACAAAGTCGCATCAGCTATAGGTAATGCAGATAGAATACTGTTATACGGGCCACCTGGTACTGGTAAAACATATGCAGCTGCAACTAATAAAATAGGATTAAACATGAGTGGAGAACCTAATGTTTATCAAATTACTATGACAGAAGACACTGCTAGTGCAAACTTAGAAGGGTTTTATAAACCCAATTCGTCAGGTGGATTTGAATGGCATGATGGTATAGCAATCCAATCATGGAGAAATGGTGGAAGATTAGTAGTCAATGAAATTGACCACGCTTCACCAGATGCTATGACATTCTTACATGCTGTATTAGATGATAAAGATATAGCACAGTTGACATTAAATAATGACGACAAAGAAACAGTAAGACCAAAGAAAGGTTTTAATGTTATAGCTACAACTAACAGCCTACCAGAGAGCCTACCCATGGCACTTAAAGATAGGTTCCCAGTTAAAATACATGTAGATACAATACACCCTAGTGCATTAAAAATGTTTCCAAAAACATGGCATCAGGTAATTAGTGATACTTCATTAACAGAAAATATGGAAGATAGAGTATCAGTTAGAGCTTGGAGAGAATACTTTGAGTTACAACAACGTGGTGTTGAAATGAAAATGGCAGGTAATTTAATATTTGGTGAAAGAGCAGATGAACTGCTTGACGCTATTAAATTATCTGATGTTAATATACATGACAATAGCTTGAAAAATGTACAAGAAGAAGAATAGTAAGGTACCCTTTCCAGAAATAGCTTCTGGGGAGGGACCATGGAAAATCTATGATGATGCAAATCAACCTAGAACTTCTACTCTATCTCATGAAATGTATGTTCCTACAGATGATGAACTATGTTCATTATGTGGTTCAAACCATAACAAACAAATTAGAAGACATGAACTTGGCCATGCTAAGTGGAGTCCTAAAACTGTAGGTAAACTCAAAGAGAATGAGAATGAAAAATGCATTGAGATATGTGAAGAAATTCGTATTAACTATAACTTAGGTATAAAAGATATATATCTAGATGATTGGGTTGTATGTCAACCTATTCATGAAGAAAGAGCTATAGATTTATTTTATAATAGTTCTTTGTTCGATATAGTTTCATATATTATGATATGTATGGCACCTATAGAAACTAATAGCAATAGTTATTATTCTGGAAGAAGGCCAGCTAGTAAAGAGTTTGCATCTTTGATAGAAATATTTGAAGACCTAAGAGAAATACCTAGGGACTCAGCAAAAGCATTAACTAATTTGCGACTCAATCAAATAAATTGGTGCTTTAAACAAGCAAATAATTTATGGGAAAGAATTACATATACTAGAGGTTATTATAAAAAACCTAGTAAGTATATTAAAACTAGAAATGCAGCTAAAATCTTGTTTAAACTTATGGAACAGTTTAGTGAACCACCTAAAGAGGAACAGGTTCTTGAACAAGCCAGAAAAGCTGCATTAGCTAAACAAAAAGCTAATAGTGCTAATAAGCAAACAAGTGGTAACAGTTCAGAAGGTGAAGGTGATGATATAGCTTCACTTGATGAATTAATGTCTAGAAATGCAGAGCAGATGTTTGAAATGACATCTCAGAGTAATAGTAATATGAATTATAAACCTAATCTAAATGATATGGCAGGTAAGTGGGGTAAGATGCAAATATTCAAACCTCATCTTGAAGTAAATCTACAATCTAAAATTAAAGGTGGTAGAGAATACAGGCCTATGGATTACGGTGTAAATCCAAAGTATATGAATCGTTGGTGTGTGGATAAAAAAGTATTCAAACAAAAACAAAGAGTATATGGTGGAACAATACTAATAGATGCGTCAGGTTCTATGTCCTTTAGTGGCGAAGATATACTAGAAATAATGCAGATGTTACCTGCAGTTACTATTGCTATGTATAACGATAGAGGTCAGGATTGGGAAACAGGTTCATTGCGTATCATTGGTCAAAATGGTAAGAGAGTTAATCAAGACTATCTAGATAGATGGACTGGCGGTGGTAACTTAGTTGATGGCCCAGCGTTAGCTTGGCTGGCTAAACAACCACCTAAAAGAATATGGGTTAGTGATATGTATGTCTTTGGATTACATAATTCAAACTCAAATAACTTATTAAAAGATTGTATTGAACAATGTAAGCGTTCAGGAATTACTAGGCTAGCTGATGTTGATGAAGTAAAAGAGTTTGCTTATCAACTGAATCAGCTACAATAGAAGGAAGGAAAATTAGGGGTACCGTGCAACTGGCAACAGTGGGTTGTACTCCTTTCCGACCTTAAGCACGGTATTCCATCTGTGGATGGGGGTGTCCAAGTTAGAGCATAAACAACTACCCGTTGATATTATGCTAACGGAGGTTAAACTCCTCCCACCTCCACCATTTTCTTTTATATTTACTTGTATTTTTTTTAAATCAACTATAATTATCTTATGACAAATATAGATGAACTACTTAATGAAGCAGAGCATGGAAAGAAAGGTAACTATGTTGAGGATAGAATTACTCCAGAAGCAGAACCTTTTTGGATTGCTTTAAAAGATAGAATAGTAAAAAAGAAAATAAAGATGAGACCTTATGTAGTACATAGGTTATTGCATGATGAATTTGGTATAGAAATATCTGAATCTGCAATAAGAAGATACTTACAAAAGCTAGAAAGGGATAACAATGTCTAAAGATATTGATAGCTTAATGGCTGAAGTTGAATCTAAAGTTATTCAAGATTTAAAAAAAGATAACTTAAATCTTTTAAAAAAACTTGAGAAGTCAAAGAATAAAAAAGAAGAGATGGTTGATGCAGTATATGATGCAGTATCAGCTAACTTAAGAACATGGGACAAACCTTCAATACCTAAACCTTCTAACTTAAAGAAGACTAAGGATGAAGAAATAGCCATAGCAGTATTAAGTGACATACAACTTGCTAAAGTTACACCTGATTACAATACAGAAGTAGCAGAAGAAAGAGTAATAGCTTATGCTAAAAAGATAGTTGACATTACTAATGTACAAAGACAATCTCATCCTGTTAATAAAGTTGCAGTGTTTGCAGTTGGAGATATTATAGAAGGTGAATTAATATTTCCAGGCCAATCACATTTAATTGACAGCAGCTTATACAAACAAGTAACAGTTGATGGGCCTAGAATTATAGGTAAGTTCTTTGATATATTACTTGCTAACTTTAATGAAGTAGATGTTCATTGGGTTATAGGTAATCATGGCCATTTAGGTGGTCGTAGTCGTAAAGACTATCATCCAGATTCTAACGCTGATAGGATGCTAGGTAACATCATGAAGATGGTATTTAGAGATGAAAAGCGTATAAAATTTACAATACCTGACAGTACAGGAGACAATCATTGGTTCGACATAGCTGATTTAGGTAAAGAATGTAAGTTTTTATTGTGGCACGGAGACAATGTGAGAGGTTTTAGTGGATTTCCATGGTATGGTTTCGGTAAGAAGCTACAAGGTTGGAAAACATTAGCAGCTAATGGTCTTATGCCAGACTTTGACAACGCTGTAGCAGGCCATTTTCATACACCTACAACAATGTATCTTAATGATATAAGGTTATGGGTTAATGGTAGTACTGAAAGTTACAATACATATGCATTAGAACAGTTAGCTAGCATGGGTAGACCATGTCAATGGTTACTATTTTGTAAGGCAGGTACTGGCGTAACAGCAGAATATCTAGTAAAATTGGAAGATGTATAGTACATATTAACAGAAGGTATGTCAAGCAATGAAAGTAATAGGAATAGAATACGCTGGAATTGGGACTCAACCTTACTTTATAGTAAGATATGAAGATGAAAGAGTTGAACTAGTGCCAATTGAAAGAGGTATAACTAACTTAGAAAAAGAAAAAATAGGTTAAGAATTAACGGGACCTATCGGTCCCTTTATTTCTTTTCTCTATTATGAATATATAGGAAGGATATTATGGTAGAAAAAGATACCAAGAAATTATTATCCCCTTTTCCACCCCATTTGGTTAAGAAAGCACCAGCTGGGAAGTTTGGGGACTATGTACCACACGCTAATTATGTTGAAAGACTAAGAGATAGTGGTATTAACTATACCTGGAAATGTGAACCAGTATATAGTACACACAACGGTGAAAAGAGAATAGTAGGTGCTAAAGGTACTATAACTATTGAAGGTATGGGAAGTTACGATGGCTTTGGTGATATAGATACATTTAAAATGAACAATGATAAGTTCAATGATGGTACTAACCTTAAAGACGCAGAATCAGATGCATTTAAGCGTGCATGTATGAGGTTTGGTCTTGGTGTAGAGCTATGGTCAGGTTCAACTCAGACTGAAGAAGAGGCTGCGGCTGAGGCAGCTAGAGAAGCTTCAGTTGAAGTTACTAAAGTTGACATGCGTTTAAAAGAGAACAAAGTTCCTAAACCAGAACCAAAACCTATAGATGAAGTTAAGTTAAATGATGATGGAACTATAGCTGAGGCACCTTTCTAATGGCAGATATGGAGTTTATACAAACAACTGTTAACGCTATGTTAGAGGGAAAGAATAGTGAAACTAGAATGAAAATTCTAGGATTAGCTAATCAATACTGTCAAGTACTTAAATTTCCTATGAAACTTACTGATTATAATGATAAACAATTAGATAAATACTTTGGATTTATTGAAAAATTATCAGATATGCCAGAGGTATTCACACAAGAATCATTTGAAAAACTACCCCTTATAGAAAAAGTATCTAGTATAATGGGAGAAGTTACAGAGATAGAAATAGAAGGTGGAGATAACTCATCAACTATTCAAGGAGTGGTTAGTAAAATGGCCGAAGCAAAAAAATATAGAGACGATTTAAAATGTCCTTACTGTGGACAAATGGTCTTTGATAATCGTAACAATAAAAAATCAGATAAAAGTCCAGACTTTGTTTGTTCTACTAATGACCCTGCTATATGCGGTGGACATAGTGGTAAATGGAGAAAGTCTTGGTGGATGGATAATAATGATATCCCCGAAGACTGGAACTTAAATGAAGGAACAGTGTAAAGACTGTACTAAAATTCTATCTATAAAAAAAAGAAAAAAAAACTATCGTATTATTGCTTGTAACAATTTAGGTTGTCTTCAATATATGGTAGAGATTAGGAGAAATAAATGATAGTAGAATCGTTTAGGGGCATAACTGTTCCTAAAGATATTAAATCAAAAGAGGAACTCATTAGATGGGCTTTAGAAACAAATCGTTTTAAAGAACCTATTAGTAATGGTGAGTTTGTTTTTGACCTTAGATGTACTAGATTCGGTAGTACATTGTTTAACCTTAGAGCTGAAGGTTATGATATTGCAACTATGCCAGCTAAGAAAAGAGGACATTACCTTTATTACTTAGTTAGTACACCTGCAGATAGTACAACTATGAAAAAGAAAGGACAACGCTTACTTAATAAGTTAAGAAAAGCAATGGCCTAGAAGTGGTTGGAATATTACTCAGTTGTGCATTATCTTTGCCTGTGAGCCTAGACAGTATAGCTGAGTATGTCCAATGTAGAAACATTGAAAAAAAAATAGAATATGTTATTGAATGGAAACCATTAGTATCTGAATACTTTAAACAAGAAGACATACCTAAAGCATTAGCAATTATATATTGTGAATCTTCAGGTAGAGACTATGTAGTAAATGACAATACAAATGGAACAAGAGACATAGGACTATGGCAATTTAATGATGATACATGGGCATGGCTAAAACCAAAATTAAAAATAAAAAGCAATAGAACTAACCCTAAAGTATCAACAGCAGTGGCTTCATGGTTAGTGTACAATGACGGTTGGTATCATTGGAATAGTAGCAAACACTGTTGGGGAGATGTAGATAAACATGGCTAAACCAAAAAGAGATGATTCTGTAGATAATATATTTAATGCACCAATGAAATTAAGACATTGGGCAGTAACATTAATAGGATACTTAGGAGATAGTAGAACAAATACATTACCTAATACAACAAAAGTAGATGAGTTAATAGGACAATTCGTTAAAGATTATAACTTTTACTACAATAAAATGAGAGAGGAAGAAGAATAATGAGTCACCCAATACCAGGGTTAGAATATTTTTGTGAAGAATGCTTTAAAGATTTAGAAGAAGGAGGACATATATGTCTATAAATACAAAATTTATGACAAAAACACAAAAAGAATTAAATGATAATTTAATATCAACAACACATATAAATAAGCTTAAACTTAAAGAAGAAAAGAAAGCTAAAACTTTATTACTTAAAAGTTATGGTGGTAAAAGATTTCTAGGATTAACTAAAGCAGGTAAACCTGTCTTTGTTTCTTATGAATTTAATCTTTCCGATTTAAAATTAAAGATGTCTTTCTCTCATCAGCTGCGTATCTTAACGGAAGAAGGTGCCAAACTTGCGAATGACAGATATACATTTGAAATGAAAACTAGACCTAACATTAGCTTTGACTTAATGACAAGAAAGTTAGACAAGAAAAGAGGTGGAGAAGTAACCATCCAAACTCTAAACTATTTGCAGCGACTATATGAACTAATTGATATTAATTTTCACAAAGGTTTTGTTAAAGACAAACCTACAAAGTTAATGTTTAAATACATTGCAGATGCTATTTATGTAGGAACTGATGTAACTCAACATGACATTATGGATTACTGTAATCTTCCAGAAAGTATATACTTTGTACCAGAAGGAACATGGTCATATCCTGATGAGTTATAAACCATTACCTAAAGAAGTAACTATTAAGAGGTCCAAGGTAGAAGGCCTTGGCCTCTTTTCAACTAGAACTATTGAGAAAAATACAGAACTAGGAATAACACATTACAAGACAGATAAAAAGACAGCACATGATGTTATTAGAACGCCTTTAGGAGGTTTCATTAATCATTCTGACTATCCTAATTGCATACTTGAAATTAGAGATGACGAGTATTTTTTATTTACAAATAAGCTCATCATTACTGGAGAAGAACTTACTTTAAAATACCATATGTATGATATCAACAATGATTAACCTTCTGCTTTTTTTTTAAATACATAATAGAATATAAGGCAATGGCAGACGGGCAATTTGTATCTCTTAAAAGGGCTCTATTCGTCTCTCAGGGGTATTCAGGTTAATATTTTTTCTTGTATCTTTTCTTCTTACCAGTTTTAGTAATTGGCATATTAATATCCTCTTGTTATTTTCTTAAGATTGTTTCTTAATTTTATTTGTTTATTTAAAGCTTGTTGTTTTTTTAATCCTTGAACAGTATCATATCGTTTATTGTAATTCCTTCTAGAACCTGCATGACTAAATATTCGGTCTACATATTTTTCATAACCTCCACCTTTGTCAAACCAAGGTGAATTAGGATTATTTTTAAACCACATATTAAATCCTGGACTTGAAAAATCTTTATCTATCCAGGTAGTTACCATTCGTTCTCTAGCTTTATCTCTCATAGCTGTATGAGATTTAATACGAGCTTTCATTTCACGCTCACCTAAACCATGAGTAGTCCAATCTTTCTTAGGGTCTATAGCTGACATTAGTATCCTTTAGTTCCATATTTGTTTTTACTCTTCTTAGTATGAAACTCTGTACCACCAGGACCTAAAGCACGTTTAGTACCTTTATATAATCCTTCAGCAGCTAACATAGCTACAGCACCAGGAGTTATTCCACCTAATAATTTACTCCCTTTAGCTATTGCAGGAGCAGCTTTACCATACTTAGCCAACTGAGCACTAACCATTCTCTCTTCAGGAAATCCAGCTTTTAAACCTTTTGCTGCTAAATGATACTGTTTATTAAAACTAGCAACGTTTTTTGCAACATCCTTAGACATAGTTCTATAACCATAATCAAATGCACGTTTTATTTCTCTAATACCACTAGAGTTCTTAGGAGAGATTTTACCATACTTAGGGTCGGTTATCCCCATAGGACCTTTTTTAATCCAGTTTGTTTGTTGAGCAGCTAATCTCATTCCTCTTTTTGATTTTTTTATTATATTCATATATTCATCATGAGGCCCCTGATACTTATTAAAAAATAACTTCTCAGACATTAGCTATTTTTTGTAACTTGTTTCTTTGCATATGTTTTTATTACTGCCAATGCTGCACCACCACCAGCTAATGCAGCTAACTGAACTACTTCAGCATCTACACCAACAAGAGGAGCAACTGTTAAGGCACCAATAAATGCTTCGATGAATGTCCAAGCAGTACGCTCCAACATATCTTTGAGGTCTTCACTCATTTTATAACTCCATGCTTCATTCCAAGGGGTCCACGCCACATCCTTTTTGAACGTCCCATCAGAGTTTCTTTTTCTCTTATATCTATTTAACATTATACACTATCCTTTTCCAATTACCATCTTAATACCTTTTTTAAGTTCTGTTAAGAATTTTTTACTAACAGCACCTTTAAGATTTTTATCAGCATACAATTTTGCGTCATTTGAAATTCGTTGTTGAGCTATTTGACTTAATGATTTAATATCAAATGAACCATCTTTTTTATAAAAGTTCTTTGATATTTCATTGCCTGTCATTTTAGATGAAGCTTGATTTAAAATCTTATTGACTGCTTCTGGTCCAGCAGCTTTTAATAATTGTTCAGTCTTTGCTTTACTACTAAACTTTGCAGTACCACCTGTCATCTTTAGAGATTCTTTATAAGCTTTCCATACTAATTCTTTTTCATAGCTTTTTCTAAGAGTAGTGTAATCTTGTTGTTTAAATAAATGAGTGAACTTATTCTTCTCATCTAATATACCTGTTGTTTTGTATTTAAATGTATTCTTCGGAGAACGCTGAGCATCTGATTCAAATAAATATTTTTCACCTTTAGGTGCAATACTTTTCAACTGCTCATAAGTTAATGATTTTGTTATTTGTCTAGCATCTCCACCCTCTTGATATCTAAATAAATTCTGTGGTACAATTTTCTTTTTATTTTTATCTAATAAAACTTCACCTCCTTTATTCTTTTTCCATAAATTATTCTTATCCATGAAATTTATAAAACTACCTTTATCAACTTCTGCATAATTCAATGGAGCTTTAGCTACACTTGGTTCCGATTTCAAACCTTCTGCATATGCTGCTTTGCTACTAGTTATAAGCTTTTCTTCTATACCTTTTTTAATGTTTCTAACTTGTACAGCTTCATCGTAAAGAACATCAAATACTTTTTGACTACCTATATTGAAGTCTTTCAACCCCATAGATGTTGCTGCTTTTCCACCTCTTAAACCTTTTGCTAATGAATCTAATTCTGTTTGACCATATTTAGTATCTTTAACTCTTTCTAATTTTGAAAGGTGTTTTTTAAAATCACTATTGCTAACTTCAAAAGAAGCTGTAGCTCCTTGGCCGTAATCAGTAACTCTAACTTTACCTGGTATTTCAATTCCTTGTGCAGCTATATCTTTTAATCCTCGTTTATATTGTTTTCCATATACACTTACCCCTGGTTTAACTTCTCGTGTAACAGTTTTTGTTTGAGGAATTTTCTCACTCATTACAACATTTCGCTTTTGAGGGTTTAGATGTCTATAAAGAGATTCTGTCTTAGTAATTTCTTTTGTTCTAGGGCTTTTATCTCGTTGTGCTTTTTTTAATTTTGATTCTGCTGCAGACAAATTAGCCTTTCCATATTTTATGTCTTCTGGTGTGTAAGCTTTATTAGCAGTTGCTGTTTTTATATATTGTTTAGCTTCAGCTATTTCTTTTTTTGCATCTTTAATAGCTTGACCTGCATCTGTTGTTACAGTTTCTTTTATAATTTTTGGTGGGCCTTCAAGTCGTATTACAGGTTCTGCTTTAGAAATATATCGTTTACCTTTTTTATCTTTAAATGGAACTATTGCTGGTTTATCTGGTACATCTAGGCCAATAGTAAACGAAGTATCTTTTAAACTACCTGTAATAGTAACATTTACATCTTTAGATTTAGCACCTCTAAGTATATTACCACTAGCCTCTGCTTTTAATTCTATCTCAGGTGCTTCATATCCTGGTAAATCTTTTTGAAGTACAGTAGCTACTGCAGGTTGGTCTAGGTTACTTAGATAAATTTTTTCTGCTTTTTTGAAATTACTTAAAGAAGTTTTTTTTGCTTTTTCAAAATCATCTTTAGCTGGGTATTTCTGCCAGTCTGGTATCTTTAATTCTGGTTTCTTAGGTACTTCAACTCTAAATTTCCTACCTTCTGCAGTAAGATTTCCTTTATCATCTATAAAATCTTTTACTTTTAATTGTTTACCAAGATTAACTATTTCTCTTAATTCATCACTTTTTTCTGGTGTAAAAGGTATGATGTTTCCCTTAACATCACGTTGCATTGTACCACTTATTAGATGTGATACCCTTCCACTCTTCATATATTTTGTTGGCTTCCAAGCAAATGTTACATTTGTTTCTAATACTACAGGATTTTGTAAAGCGTCTGCAATTTGTTGACCTTTTAAAGCTTTATCAATTTGTTGACCAGCAACACCCTTAATTTGAAAACCTTCTGTAAACGAACCAATATCTTTTTGGCCTTTACTTGCAGAAGGTTGAGCACTTTCAATAATCTCTCCTTCTGACCACCATTCCCTACCTCTAGGTTCATTAACTCCTTCAATGTATTCCATTCTTTCTGAAATCATTCCTGCTTCACCTGGTAAAGTACCAGCATCTTGTAGTGCATTCTTAAGAAGATTAGGCATAGGAGACTGGGATTTTTCAAATTTACTTCTTGTTTCAGATTGTTTTTTAGTTTGATATTTTGCAGCATCAGGGTCAACTACATCTGGTTCGGCTAGTTGTGATTCTTTGGGTCCTTCTTTACCAGCCCATTTACCAGCATGTTGACCAGGGGTTATTTGTTTTTGCCAGTTAGAAATAAGTCTTTCTGATTCAGACATAATTAATTGTTCTTTAGTTACAGGAGTATCTTTTTGAATTGTCTTTTCAAATTTTGATTTATACATAATATCTAAATCATCTACATCTATTATTTTGTCACCTGTTATATTTAATTTATTAATTATTTTGTCTGCTGATTCTCTGTTTGATTTACTTCCAGATTTATCAATAACACCTTTACCTTGTAAGTATCTATAAGCTGTTTCTTTATTAAGTGTTTCTACTTGTTCTTCTAGTAAATTAGAAACAACATTTTTTTGTTTTTCTAATCCAGCTACTGTTTTATCAACTTCTGCATTACGCTTATTAACTCTTTCAATATTTAATATTCTAGGAGTTAGATTCTCTTCAACATTTAATCTTTCACCTTTAGTATTTTCTATTGTATTAGTAATCATATCTAGTTGACTTTCTAATGTTCTAATAGATATGTTAAATCCGCTATCTGTTGCTGATTTAGTTTCTATACCAAATTCTTTAGCATAAGCTGCAGCAGATTTTGACTTAGGGTCAACTGATTCTGCCATATCTTTTACAGCACCATTTCTTGTATCAATAATCATAGGATTACCTTCAGAAAAATCCATAATGTTCATCTTGCCTGCATCTGACCTAGCTGCTTCTTCAACTTGTGCAGCCATTTCATCTGCTACATCTGTAATAAATGTTTCTCTCTGACCTTCATTAGCAAATTGAAGTGTTGAATCTTTATTAACTAATTCTTCAGCTCTTTGATTTATATTATCTTTTCCTACTGTACGAATTTGAGCGTCTATTCCTGGAGGAAGTTTTAAATTTAAAGCATCTGATGTATTAACAAATTGTCTTCTCTTAGCATCATCTAATTCTTTACGGATTCTTTTTTGTGCTTCAATTTCTTGTGGAGTAGGATTTTTTAAACCTGTTTCTCTTCTGTTAGACATATTATAAATATTTCTTTTACTTCTATCAGAAATATTTTTATTACGTTCTCTAATATTTTGTTGAATTTGTATTTTTTGTTTGTCTGTATAATTTGAAAAAGTAGGTTGAGGAGTTTTCTTAGCAGATTTCTTAGCTGATTTTTCAGCAGCTTCAGTATAAGCATCACCAAAAATTGCTGTTCCTTCTAATGCTATCTTTTCTTGTTTCTGCATTCTAGTTTGAAGGTTTATTTCTTTCATTAACTCTTGGGCTCTTTTTCGGTCACCACCAGATTTTAATAAACTTGCTAACTCTTCTTTTAATAAAGTTAATTTATCTTTTTGTTTAGCCATTAGAGAATTACTTGTCTATCCAGTTTGGCAGATAACACTTGTATCTCCCCAGATATTTCCTCCAACTTTTCTGTTATGTCATTACTATTTACAGTTGAATTGTCACTACTATTTACAGTTCCATCGTAGTCTATATATGTAACCCATACATCACCTTGTGATATAGCAGCTGCAACATAAGGATAAACATCTTTATATGCATTAACACTTGAACCAACAAAGCCATCTTTTTGCACAAGATTACTAGTTTGTGAATTACCTAATAATAAACAACCAGCAGTATTCTCATCAGTATTACCAGTGTGCCATAAAATATATTCAAATCCTGGTACATCATTCACATGTATCATACCTTTGTGCATGTCACCATATTTAGCTTGATATTTACTGTGGAATCCACCTTCTTTTCTTAAAGAAAGTTTGTATTTACCAGCAGGTATTCTAGTTTCACCCCATACTTTTACATCTCTTTGTTCATCTTCAAGGGTATAACAAAGAAAACTTCTTTTACCATTAACGATATCAAACAAAATTCCAGACGTACTATCTTTCTGTGAACTTATTCTTACTACTTCTAATTCCATTATCCTCCTACCTTAAATAATATCTCTCTAATTACTTCTTCAATGATTGTTAAATTTTGATTAAATCCTGATATTGAGTTTTGGTATGCTTCAACCTGTGCTTTAAGTGTTGCAACTTCTTGTTGTAAATCATTAACTGTTTTGAACAACCAACCTACTAAGGCAGCTAATCCACCTTGTAGTATCTGACTTAAATTAATTTTAGCTTCCATTACCTACCTCCGCAACAACCACTGCCACAACAATCCATTATTTACTCACCCCTTTGTTTTTACTTGGTTCAGGTTTATCTTTTCTAAACCCTATAGTTAATAACCATACAGCTAATGTAACTACAGTAGCAAGACCTGTAACTTGCTGAGCACTGCCAGTTAGCGTTAGGGTCGCAATAACCAAACCGACAAGTGTCCAGCTTAAATTCAAAGTCTCTTTAACTATAGTTATAAACCAGTTCCAAATTTTTTTTAGCATTAACTTCTCCTAAATATAAAGGATGCCATTGTAGCTATTCTAGTCAAAATAACTGGAACTACAACTTCTTGAGCTTTTTCTTTTTGGTCTTGTGTCATGTCATTACCTATGTCAGTAATATTGATATCTTCTATGTTTAAATCAATAAACACTTCTATTGGATTTTCTATGAATGCTTCATATTGCACTTCTGTGACAACATCAGCAAGAGTGTAATTCTCTACATCTGAGTTATCTACAGCTCTTTCTATATATTCTTCTACTGCTTCAGCTATTACTTCATCTGATTTAATAGACTCTGCAATAATAGCAACGTCTTCAGCTTCAACTTGTAATACTTCAGCAACAACTTCAACTTGTTCTTCTGTAAGTTCTTCAACATCTTCAATAGCTTCTTCAACTACTGCTTGTATAACTTCTTGTACCTCTTCAGATACATCTTCTAAATTTTGAACACCGACATCATTAACTTCTTCAAGTACTTCTACAATTTCTTCGGGTGGGAGTTCTTGCACATATACTTCGATGGCTTCTTCAATTTCCTCATTAGATAAATCCTCTTCTATTTCAATAATTTCTTTAATGGCTTCTTCAATTTCAGCAACTTCAACAGCTACTTCTTCTTCAGTTAAATCTTCTGCCTCTTTAACATCTTCCTGTATTGGCTCATCCAAAATCTCCTCATCAGTCTCATCAATGATAATTTCTTCTTCAAGTACTTCCTCCTCTATTATTAATATTATATCATCAGGTACATCTAATTCTATAATCTCTTCTACAATTTCTATAATCTCAATAGTATCTTCTATTTCCTGTATGACATCTACAAACTCTTGTATCTCTTCTTCAGATAAATCCTCAAGAATAATTACACTATTTTCTAACTCCTCAAGTATAAGTAATTCTTCTTCAGCATCTAGTTCTTCAGCTTCAATAGCAGCTATTTCTTCTTCCGTGAGCTCAATAACTTCCTCTTCAATAAAAATATCTTCCTCTGGTAAGGTGTCATCTCCAAGTATCTCTTCGTCCAGCTCATCTAAATCTTCTTCTTCCTCGATAATAATAGTAATAACATCAGGTACGTTAGTGCAATCATCGGGTTGATATCCAAACCAATCTCCACTCTCTACCGCTTCAAGATATTGTTTATACGATAACGGATTGTTCGGATGTGGACATCCATATTCGTCCCAAGCAAGGTACGTAGTAATGTTATCTTCGACCACATCTTCTGCCGCAGGTAACGTGGTGGGCGTTGTTGTTGACGAACTAGATGTCGTTGTATTAGGTACATAATCATAATCATATTGTACACTAACTACTGCTGTAAAGTCACTAACTGTACTACCTGTGTCATTTCTTGCTTGTATCTTTGCATAGAATGTAAGTGTTGTTGTTTCAAATTTCTCATCTATAAATGCAGGAGTAAAGTAATAAGTTCTCCAGGACAATGCTTCATTGAAACCAAAGCTAGTATCTATAGAGAAGTCTGCTGCTTGGTCATCATCACCAAAAAATAACCTATAGTACTCAGGTGGATTAACTTCTAACGCATCACTTTCTTGCCAAGTAAGTTCTATCTCTCCTGTTTCATTATCAACAGATATGTTTATACCATAAGGTGTCTGTGTTTCAGTATGATATGCATATACAGGAGTAGCTATTAATAATACTGAAGCTACAACAGCTAATAACTTTTTCACATTAAGTTATTGATTAACACCACCAGTGCAGAAATTGCAACTAACCATCCAGATAATTCTTGTCTTGATATTTTCTGATTAACCTTTTCATGTAATTCATCTATGCGTTTGTTTATATCTTGTTGCCCTTCCAGTATAAGTTGAAGCATTTCTTTTTGTGTAAATCCATTGCCGTTATGGGAGGTCATCAGAGTTCCATTCTTCAAATTCAGTATCCCAATCGTAACGATTGTTAGCTATTCTTTTAAGATAGAAACTAAAATCTTTTAAAAAATAACCGAAAATAAAACCTATTACATAATCCATAAATTGGATTATATCATATTAGTTAGGAAGGTTTAGGATTATCTGATTTAACTTTAGCTACTGCATCTTTCCAAGTAGTTGTACCATCAACAGCATCATGATACTGCATATCTAGTTGGTCACCTATAGATGGATAAGCAGCTTTTCTTGCATAGAGCCAACCATTTTCTTGGTTATCCCATTTACTATTGGTAAGGTCTGTTATTGCCTGTGCATAATCTGCATCAGAAAATTCAGATACAACACCATTCTCCGATTTATTAATCGGTTTAGCTGCTTCAATCTCTGATGTAGCTTGTACTTCTAGTTCATCTCTTGTTGCCATTGTTCTCCTATGTTACCATATTTTTAATTTTTAATACCAACTAATGTAAAATTACCTGTTGCTATATTGCCTGTGTCATAAAATAAAGTTATACCTGTAACTGTTGTAGCTTCTCTTAGAACTGTTCCACCTATTTGTCCTAACATAAATGGACTACCATTTGTTAAATAAACTGTATCATATTGAACATAAGTTGCTTCACTACCATTAGCAGCATTATGTATATATAAGATACCTCCATAACCTTGATTAGCACCATCATGAGTAGAGCCTGTTAAGTTAACTTTATCTTTATCTCCTAGTCCTAAGTTATCGCCGTCCTCGTCATCGAAATCTCTATCGCTTCTCTGATACGCTATAACCGAATTATAATTAGAATTAGAATTATCAGAACCACCACTCTCACGCAATCTAAACATTAAATCTGCACCATCAGTAGCAGGAAGAGCACTATCATAATAAAGTATTGCAACAGGGTACTCTGAAGTAATTCCTGTTAATGTTACTGAACCTGTATTACTAGCTGTAGCTGTACTTAATTGTGTATATTTACTCATTAACAAACACCATATATTGACACAATGCCTCCACCAATTCTTGCATCACTTTCATTTAAATCTATTACAATACCATCATAAGAAGTTGTGTTTAGTATAACACCTTTACCCCAATAACTTCTAAAGTTTGGACCACCTGCATGATTTGTACCTTGCCATATAGCAAAAGTATTAGCACTATCAAATGGATTAAATACATACAATGCACCACCACTTGCTTGTGCTCCATCATCTATACCACCAAAAGCATTAAACCACCTAGTGTCATCTGTATCTCTACTAACTGTGTTAGATGCTTCAGCTTTTAAAGAATATAATCCATATTCATAAACAGTACCACTTTCTACACTATCATCAGATGCCTTTACTAACCTAGCATTTGCACCTGTAGCTGTACTTTCATTACCTACTAATCCTGATACGACTATCTTGTATACTTTATAATCAGCAGAAAATACATCAGATATTTTATCGAAGTTTACTCCTGTGCTTAGTGTTTCTGCTTTAATTAATTTCATTGTTCCAATCCATATAAACTTACAGTGCCTGTATAGTTACCACCATTGTTACTATCAAATACTCTGAACCCATCTACAGTAGATGCTTGTGGTAATACTCCACCACCAAATCCTTGTATAACTTCATTTCCTGTACCTAGTGCATGATTGTGACCATTCACAGTTGTGTGAAAAGAAGAGTTACCTGCGTTAAAAATATAAAAATATCCTGTGCTAAATTCTAAACTAGCATTACCTTGATTTTCTCCAACTCTAATATGATTACGACTTGTACTTGCTGTAGATGTTTGAGCTCCTGAATTTTCACTAGAACCATCTGCAACACTTTCAAACCAATGTTCTTTATAAACACCTTGGTCCTCTAATGTACCACTTTCAAATAATCTAATACTTGCTATTGCATTATCAGTAGCATTATCTAATTGATAAAACACTACATGTGTTCCATATTGACTTTCTTTAATAGATGTAAAATTAATTGCTGATACACCACTAACAGTTTGTGATTGAATAAGTTGATACACACCTAGGTCTCCACCCATTGTGATTATGGCTCTAGCTACACCTAATGGAGCCATTACGCAAACGCTAGTTGGCTAAATAAATATGGTGTTGTACCTACGAATACAAATGTAAGTATGTCTATAGCATTAGCTGCTGTTGATAGCGTTAGTCCTGCACCACCTGCAGTTTTAGCTGCGACATCTCCTCCACCATTAACACTTACTGCATCTATGTCCATTGTTCTTGAACCAGTTCCATCTTGTGTTGCTACTAAAGTAAATGTTGTTACTCCTGTTGCTGGTACATTTAAAAAATGTAAGTCATCAACATTGTGTGCTAATGTTACTGTACCTGTATTACCATTTGCTAAGTCTATGGACATATCTTCTGCTGATGTAATAGCTGCTGTTGTTTCATTATAATCTTTTAATACTGCTGCTGATATTGTTTGGTCGCCACCTGTCACAGCACCTGATAAAGTAACAGCACCTAATGTTTTATTTGTTAGGGTAGCTGTTTCTGCATCTGCATAATTCTTAACTGCTGCTGATGTAGGTATAGTTGTATCATTATCATTTGATGTAATTGTTTCTGATTCTATTACTAAACTACCTGCAGCAATTTCTGATGTAGTTAATCCACCAACTGTGAATGTTAAATCGTATGGGTCTGCATCAGTACCATCTGTAACATCACTCCAGTTAATATCAATACCTGCACCTTCAACAAATTTTACTTCTCTTGCCGTATAAGCACCTGAAGCAACAGTAGGTTTAATCTCTACTTCTGTTCCATCTCCATCTTCTAATATAAAACCTTGTTGAATAGCATCATGTACATCTTCAAAATGTTGTTTAACTACAGCTTGTCTTACTGTATCTCCAGCAGCATGTGTATAACCATTACCACTGTTTTTATTATCTTTATCTCTTTCTATTGTTGCGGAACCAAAAGCACCGCTTGTCCATTTAACAACTTCTCTTTTACTATCGTTATCTGGATTTAAAACTAAATAAGCAGGAGCAGCTATACCAGGGTCTGATGCCATATCAAGTGTAGTATTACCACTGCCTGAGTTTAATTGTGCGTCAAGTGTTACCTCAACTGCATTACCTATGTTTGATTCTAACGCTGTCATATTTTTCTATTATACCTCATTTATCCAAATCTCATAATACCAAATGCATTTATTCCAAATGTATCTCCTGATGTTACTGTAGCAGAAACAGTTTGTCTTGTCCCCCTTATTGTTAAAATTGCTACTCTAGTAACACTACCAATATTTGCGTTATTGTCAATTGGGTATTGAATAGATTCAACTACTCCTCTAATAACTTCAGCAGGGTCATAAATTTCTAATGTAACAGGAGAACCTTCTTTTTGTTTTAATGATTGATAAATTGTTTCACCTAAATTTTTAACAGTAAATGGTTTTCTAAATGGTCTTTCAACTCTATCAGAAATATTTACAGGTATTTGTACTACAACTAATTCAGGTCTTGCTAATGCTCTAATTTGTATAGAATTTACTACAGGTGTAGTTACATTACCTTGTGATTTAAGTACAAGTTTTGCAGTAACATATCTAGATATTTTATCCATCTGTGCTGTTTTTAATGAATTACCTTCTTGGTCAAATACAACTTTATCCCAACTACTATGTGTAGAATCATTAATAGATGCTATTTCTGTAGATACATATAGTTCTACTTCTTCTCCTGCTAAAACACTACCTGTTTCTAATAAAGCTTCAACCCATTGTTTTTGTTCAGCAGTAAAAAAATCTGCTAAAGGTGTTATTATATAACCTTCTTCTTCATAGTTATCTGTTTCTTTGTACACACCACTAGCTTGAACAGTAGATAGTATAGCTTCATCTATACTACCAATACCTTTTATTACACCACTAGCACCATACTTTAAGTCTCTGGCTATACCTGCAGTAGGTAAGTAAAATCTCCATAAATAAGAATTACTACCTGATTCTTTTATACCCGTATAGACAGAATCTCTTGTTGAAAACAAAGCATTGGGACTAGCATCAACACCATCAATGTTCCATTCTTTAATTAATTGTTGGTTAGATAATACATAAAGGTCATCAGCTGCAACTAAATCAGCACTATATAATCTTCCAATAACTTTAGAATCAGTTCTTGGTACTTTAGTTCCATAAAATATTTTACCTTGTGCTTCAGTAATACAAGTAGGTATTTCATCTTTAAGTTCAGTTGTACCTTTAGATGCAAATGTACCAGCATTATCTTTAATTGAATATATTCTTCCATCACTAGCAACAGCTAATATAACTGCACCAGCATCTACAACATCAGTCCAAGTTTGTCCTACTGGTAATGTTTCAATGGCCGAACCTACTGTTGTAGCACCATCATATTGATGTAAAGTAGTACCAGTAGATACAAGCATTAAACCTTTAACAGACCATATGCCATCATAAATTGCAGCAGATACTTTTTGTGTAGATGTACTACCGTCCCAAGTTTCTAATTCCCCTGCACTTCCATTGTTTGCTGCTATATATAGCAAATTTCCGTGAGCTGCTAATCCTTTTATATGGTATCCAGCTGTAAGTCCATGACTTTCCGTACTCCATGTGTCTCCTCCATTTATTGATTTATATAGTACATTATCATTAGATACATAAACAGTAGTACCAACAACAGCTAAATCATTGTCACCATCTGATGAATCTAATGCTTGTTTTAATTCAGTAGAATGTAATAATTGTATATCATAAGGATTACCTTTATTAATATTAAATATACTTATTCCAGAACTATCCCAAAATTTATTAATGTCTGATTCTGACATTCCTCTTTTATGTGCAAAGTCTAAATTACTACCACCAGAAAAATTATTTCTTGAATATATTTGGCCAATGTTTCTTGTGAAGTCTTCTGGATTTTGTTTAACATTTATTTCTTGTGCTTGTACATCCGAAGATTGTATAGTCATTGGTTGTTCTCTAGTAGTTGCTGCTCTAAGTAAATAGTCATCAACCCTAAAGTCATACCCTTGTCTTCTAGGATTATTGACAACTCCAGCGTGTGCTATTCTTGGCATTAGGTTGGATAAGTTATTTGATTTAGAGCTACTGGCTCAGGGTATCTAGCTTTCAAATCTTTCTTAGCTTGTTCTATTAAATATCTTTGATATGACAATAACCCATTTCTAATATTTGATGAAGAACCAACAGGGTATGTTGCAACTGCTAATTGGTCTGTTACAAAATCAGCTGTAGCAGCAGGTATATCCCTGCCAGAAAGTAAATGTGCAGCAGCACCAGCCATAACAATTGCTTCATATTCATCTTCTAATCCTATTGATACTAATGTTTCACTTTCTAATATTGGTTGTTTGAATTTCTTTTTAAATGTTACATAAGCAGTATGTCCTGCAGCTATACCTACCCATTGTAAAGCATGTACTACATCTGGGCCAGTTGTATATGTTTTAGTTCTTTCAGTTGAAGTATCATCAGTCCAAACAAAAGGATTAGGTAAATCTACCATTTCAACAGCAACACCTTTAAAAGTTAAACCTGTTTGGTCACTACCAGAACTCCAATCTGTATATTGTGATATAGCTTTTATAGGTGTTACTAAATAATTACTATCATCTACATCACTACCATAAGTTCCTATAAGAGAATAACCAGTACCACTAGTTAATGTTTTTGTTTCTACTGCATATAGTGTTGGGTACAAGTTAGCTATTTGGTCTCCTATTGCATCGAATACAGCTTTCCTTGTAAAAGCAGGAGCTATTTTAATTACTGCACCAGCATCATGTGAATCAGCAGTAGTTCCTCTTACCGCTCTAATTACTGTTATTTCATTATTAACAGTATCTACTGCAGTACAATGTAAAAGTTCTTGGTCAATTTCAATTACTGTACCTGCATCTAATACATCTTCTTCTTCAGAAGTTAATAAGCTATCTACATATTTAACTGTTGTGATGGAAGAGTTTATAGTTGTATGAACAGTTGTATAAGAGTTTATATCATCTGCTGGTTCTAGATATTCTCTATATACTCTATCAATTAATCCTTTAACATTTGTACTCATTAGGCAGCTCTATCTTGTTCTTTAGCAAATGGTGTTATACCAAATGATGCTATACCAAAACCACCATTAGCTTTTATTTGGTCATCTACTATTTCATAAGAAGGTTCGATATCTGATTTAGAATCGATATCTATATATCTACCTTCTTTGAGCATTGTTAGCATACTCATAAAAGTACCTAACTACTTCTTAATAATATTGTTACTGCTGAACTGGTATCTTCTGTTGAACCTGATACTACTCTAATCCAACCTGTTGAAGCAAATGCCCAACCTGAAGGGTCAACTCTTGTAATTTTATCTGCAGCTACTGTATATGAAACTGCAGAACCATCTGTTTCTTTTACATCATAAAATGTACCACCATTTGTTGGTGACCATTGTATAGAAATAGATGTACCGTTGAAAGCAGTATTAGGCCAAAACCCTGCAATCAACAAACCTTCTGTTGCAATTGGAGGACTTTGAGTAACACTACCAGTGTAGGTAACGCTTATTAATTTCTGTGCCATAAATATTTTCCTTGTAATCTCTTTTATTACTATAGCAGAACAATGGGAGCTGGTGGAGCAACTCCCAAAGTTCTTTAATTATATTTAACTATTTGTTTGTTCAAAAAGCAAATGGTATGAGGAAGGACCGAAGTCATAACCCATTTCCATATAAATAGCTTTTCCAACTCTTGCATAGTCGTCTTGGTCTAAGTCTCTTACAAACACAGTACCAAATCCTGGGATATTGGTAAATACTGGTTGTATGAAAGCAAAGTCAAGAATGTATGCTGTGCCTGCAGGCATGATATTAGGGTCTATGACCATCATACCAATTGCACCGAATGGTGTAACAATAGTATCAATGTCAACACCAGCAAGATTTCTATCTCTAGGAAGAATTGCTGTTGCAGTACCAATGGTACCAGCAAG